ATGTGCTGGATCGCAATACCAACGTCGGCTTTGTGGAATACGGCTTTGCTGCCGAGCGGATGCAGGCCATTGCCAACGTATTCCCAGCGTTTTTCTTCCTGGTCGCGGCGCTGGTGTGTTTGACGACAATGACGCGCATGGTGGATGAGCAGCGCAACAACATGGGCGTATGCAAGGCCCTGGGCTATGGCATTACCCTGGCCGCTGTTCCGGACACCAGCGGCAACACCCACTATGAATACATCAAGGAGGCCTGACCATGCTGAAAGGCACAACCCGATCCGGCTTTGCATTTGAAATCCCGGATGCCCGCTGCCGCAATATGGAGCTGGTAGATGCTCTGGCTGCCGTGGATCACGGCAACCTGAACGAGCTGCCCACCGCGCTGGATCTGCTGCTTGACAAGCCGCAGAAAAAAGCCCTGTACGACCATCTGCGCGCTGCTGACGGCACGGTGCCGATTGAAGCCGTGATTGCCGAACTGAGCGATATTTTTAAGGCAAACCAAGAAGGAAAAAACTCCTCATCCTCGCCGGAATGATTGCAGACGGCGAGGATGAATTGATTTGTGACCTGGCCGAAACCTACCAGATCCTGCATTACCGTACCATTGCGCTGCCCCTGCTGGCCACCCTGGCAGCGGGCCTGCGTGAAGATTCCCGCATCTGCAAGAAGCAGTCCGGCGTAAAGACCGATACCGGCACCCTTTTGCTGGGGGCTGCCGTTGACCGCCTAACTGCCCTGTGCAGCGGCTTTGGGGATGGCAGCCTGCCAACCCCTGTTATGGATGCCCTGACCGGCAGAGCAGCGCCACCAAACAAGGTACAATCCTTTGCCAGCGGCGCTGCGTTTGATGTGGCCTGGCACAAAAACAACGGGGAGGCGAACTGATGGCAACCGAACTTGCAAAAGCCTATGTGGGAATTATTCCATCTGCCGAAGGCATTACCGGCAACCTTGCAAAAGTGCTGGAACCGGAAGCCGAAAGCGCCGGTGAAAAATCCGGCGCATCTTTGGGCGGCCGCCTTGTCAGCACCCTGAAAGGTGTTATGGCAACCGCTGCCCTGGGTAAGGCCCTGACCGATACCCTGACGGAAGGCGGCGCGCTGGAGCAGAGCCTGGGCGGTGTGGAAACCCTGTTCAAGGATAACGCCGACACCGTCAAGGCTTATGCGCAGAATGCATGGCAGACGGCGGGGCTTTCGGCCAACGACTACATGGAAACCGTGACCGGGTTTTCGGCCAGCCTGCTGCAGGGCCTGGGCGGCGATACCGCAACAGCCGCCGAGGTTGCCAACATGGCCCTGACTGATATGTCGGACAACGCCAACAAGATGGGCACCAACATGCAGGATATCCAGAACGCCTATCAGGGGTTTGCCAAGCAGAATTATACGATGTTGGACAACCTCAAACTTGGTTACGGTGGCACCAAAACCGAGATGCAGCGATTGCTGGCGGACGCACAAAAGATCACCGGCGTCAAGTACGACCTGGACAGCCTGGCCGATGTGTACACCGCCATCCATGTGATTCAGGGCGGTGTGGACGAACTGAACGGTGGCCTGGGCGATGTGAACAAGGGTCTTGGCATTACCGGCACTACCGCGATGGAAGCATACACCACGCTGGCCGGTTCCCTTGCAGCTATGCAGGCCAGTTTCAAAAACGTACTGGGCGCGCTGACCCTTGGGCAGGACCTGCAGCCGTCCCTGGACGCACTGGCCCAGTCGGTGGTCACATTCCTGACCGGGAACCTGCTGCCGGATATCTGGAACATTCTGTCCGCCCTGCCCGGCGCGCTGGTGACCTTTATCCAGGCCCTTGCCCAGACTCTGCTGGACGGATTTGGCACTTCATTTTCCGGCGGATTCCCCCAAATCATTGAAAACGGCGCTGCTCTTGTCAGCAATCTGGTGCAGGGCATTACCGCAAACGCCGGGCAGATGATGGAATCTGCGTCTGTATCACTGAGCGCATTCCTTGCACAGGTCGTGGCAGATCTGCCGCAGATCATCACATCAGGCGGACAGATGCTGCTCAGCCTTGTGCAGGGCCTGCTTGCCATGTTGCCTTCCATCATCCGCAGTGCGGCCACCGTAATTGCCACCCTGCTGCAAGCCATTGTTACCCACCTGCCTGAAATCATCGCGGCAGGCTTCAACCTTGTGATCAATTTGGTACAGGGCATTGGGAACGCCTCGCCGGATATCATCCGCGCCGCAGGTGATGCCTGCCGCACCCTTTGGGACGCCGTCAAAAACGTGGACTGGGTGCAGCTGGGCAAAGACATTATCAACGGCTTAATCAACGGCATTGGTGCTATGGGCAGCGCGCTGAAAGATGCTGCCCGGAGCATTGCTTCCAGTGCGCTGGATACTATCAAGGACTTTTTCGGCATTGCATCCCCTTCCCGCGTGATGCGGGACGAAGTGGGCCGCTACATTCCGGCGGGCCTTGCCCTTGGCATCCGGCAGAACGCCGGGGATGTTGCACAGGCCATGGATGAGCTTTCGGATCTATCCACCGGCTCTTTACAGAGCAACGTTCGGCTTGCGTTGACAGCATCGGGCAGCGTGGCAAGCACCCCGTCTGGCCGGGAAATTGTCGATTTCACGCCCGTACTGGCCGTACTGAACAACATCCTTGCTGAGCTGCATAACAGCAGCGGCGACATTGTCATTGGTGACGACGTGATCTATCGCAGCTTCAACCGCGCGCGGCAGTCGCAATCCATCATGATGGGAGGTGCCTACTGATGCTCAAACGCACTTCCCTCTTGCAGATCGACAGCCATTCCCTACCGGTTCCCACCGGCTCCCCCACCATCAAGTTTTCGGACGTTGAGAGCAGTGACAGCGGCGCCGACGAGATGGGCGTCTACCATCGTGAGGTGCTGCGCTATGGCGTGCTGACCGCCTCGCTGGAATATTCCTACCTCGATAACGCCGACTGTTCCTACCTACTCGGACTGCTGCAAAATAAGACCACATTCCAGTTTACCTGCCCTGTGGCCAGCGATTCCACAGATGTGACCCAGACCATCACCCGCACCTGCTACTGCTCCAACTACGGGGCGGCCCTGCAGCGGCTGAAAGCCGGTGTTTGGCGGGACATGGATCTGGAAATCAAAGAATGTTAAAGAGGTGCCTGAATGGTTAAGAACATCCTGGTGCTGGATGACGGCACTGAGATTGCCGCCGGCACCGTTGGTCAGAACGCTATCCGTTCCCTGACCTGTACCGAAACCGTATCCAAAACCACAGACCTGTGTCCCGGCGCGGCCTGCTCCAATAAGCTGGAAATCACCATCTGGGTGGAACCGGGAACGGATCTTCCGATCACATCCGGAACCCGGCTGACCCACTACCGGGAGACATCCGGCCATCGAACCCTGGCGGGCACTTACTGGGCAGTTAAACCTACCAGCCAGACCCGCAACACCTACAAAATCTACGCCTATGACGCAGTCTCCCTGCTTGATGGCGTACAGTCTACCTGGCTGCGATCCATTCAGGATCAGTTTCCGATGACACTGTGGGCATTTGCGGGACTTGTAGCACAGCGGTGCGGCGTAACCATTGCCAACAACTCCCTGCCCCGCAACGGAACCTATCTGGTACAGGCTTTTTATGCCGACAATCTGACCGGCCGCCAGCTGCTTGCCTGGGTAGCCGAAGCATCATGCACTTTCTTGCGGGCTACGCCGGACGGAAAAATCGAATTTGCCTGGTACACAGATTACAACGCATCGCAGAGCATCGGGCCAACCGTATACATAAGGGACGGCCTGTCGCATGACAAGTTTCAGACCGCGCCGGTCGTCAAAGTACAGATCCGGCAGAGCGATGACGACGTGGGTGTGCTGTATCCGTCCGATGAGAGTGGATCAAATGCCTTGGTTATCCAGGGCAACCTGCTGCTGACATCCGCCACTGCGGAAGCACTGAAGCCGGTCGCGCAGGCGATATTTGAAACGATGCAGGGCGTGACCTACACACCGCTCAAAGTAACCGTCCCGGCGGATTTTCCCCTGCCCGCGCCTGGAAACATTGTATCTGTCACTGATGCCCGCGGAAACGTGCTGAGCTCCTATATCATGACCCGGAAAATATCCGGTCAGCAGGTCACGCTGGAATCCACCGGCAACGCCACACGGGACGGAACCGCAGCCGTAAATGAGCAGAGCTA